TGAAAAAAAGAGGAGTATCAATTCAGGAAATGTGCGAAATTCTAAATATAAGTCGTTCTGCATTTCATAGGAAGAGAAATGGTATAACTCAATTCACACAGCTTGAAATTCAAATGATAGTAGATTATTTACATTTACCATCACCTATGGGAATTTTTTTTACTGACAAAGTTTCCTAAAAGACACTTAACCATTAAAAGGAGAAAACTGATGAATGAATTAAATGTAAAAGTAGAAAACGCAAACGGAATTTTGGTTACAACAAGTAACAGGGTTGCTAATGAATTAGGAGTAAAACATAAAGATTTACTTGAAAAAATTGATAAGTATGTTGCTAAATTTAGCTCGGCGGAAACTTCCGCCCAGTTCTACATCCCTGATAAATACAAGACTTTGGACGGTCGAGTGGTTCGAAACTACCTCATAACCGAAAAAGGCATCGCACAACTTATCGGCGGATATAGCTCAGCCGTACCTAAAGCCTTTGACCTCAACGTGGCTTACATTAATGAGTTTGAGAGAATGAGAAAAGCACTTACCGAGTTCAAAGCACCTAAGACATTAAAAGAGGCACTCACTCTAGCACTCGCTCAGGAAGAAAAGATAGAGGCTCTTACTATTGAAAACAAGGAATTGTCAAAGAAGATTGAGGAATACATCAAAAAGAACAGACTTACCTCAATGGAAGATTTTGCAGAGGAACTAGGAACATCAGACACAATGCTTTACTCTTTCCTGAATGTAATCGGTGTAATCTACTTTGTAGCAGGTGACTGGAACTTCCACACCCCATACAGACATAGAGGTTTTGCCGAACTAAGAACTACTGATTACAGAGATAAGACAGGCAAACTCAGGTGCGGACTTAGGATTTACTGGACAGAAGAGGGTAAGGATTTTGTGAAGAGGCTGATAAACCAGTACAAGATGTGAGGTGGGATTATGCACGATTGTTTTGATGTTTTTAATAATTTTGATAACGCACACAGTAAGAGAAGATTAAAAATCCTCATAACTCACAACGAGGATATGTTAAGCGAATTGGAGTATTTATGTAGGGACGTTCCTGAACTGGAGGACAAATACAACAAGTTTATGATGGAATTTGACAGTCTAATTAATAGTGAGGCTGAGTATAGAAGTAAATTCAAGAATACTAGAATGTGAGGTGAGTAATGAAAAGAAAACCTGATTTAAGAGAATTACAAAGATTTATAAAACAGCATTACCAAAGTAAAAAAGATTTTAGAAAAGCACTGGGAATAAGTCAATCCCACTTATACGGAATACTCAATGAGAAAGTAGAGTTAGGTAATAAAGTGCTTGAAAGACTTAACGGAGAGTGCAGTAAGTTCAGTTTTAACATGGAAGATTTACTGAAACCTGAACCAATGTATATAGGTGGAATAAAAGTTGATGAAATACTGATAACTCGTGGTAAAGAGTTGATAGTAAGTATTACATCAATGAATGTAATCGAAAAAACAGGTTACAAAGCTGAATTAGTGCCTTATCGGGAGTAAATTATCAACCTAAGTTATTACTTGAAGATTTATCCGGATTAGATACAGGTGTTTTGATACCATTGATAACCCGAACATGATAGTTGTCATAGACATTGTTTTCAATTTGCCTCACAAATTGAGCTCTTGTCATCGTAGTACCTGTGACATTATCTCTAAAAGTGCGATTACGACCAGTATTGGTCTCAGATGTGACGGTTATTCTTTTACTCATAATTCCTCCTTTCTAAATCCCGATAAAGCACAATACCATTATAAAATAGTTCTATAAATTAATCAACATATAGTACAAATCGTTTACATGAATACTAAATATAGAGAGTTGAGGTAACAATATGAAACAAAATAATAGACTATCTGTCGAAAAAGCAGCTGAACTTTTAGGTGCTTCTGCCGGATATGTCCGGATAGGCTTACAGCAAGGTGTACTAAAGTTCGGTACAGCTGTAAAGATGTCAAATAGATTTACTTATGTAATTACCAAACAGAAGTTTGAGGAACTTACAGGAATAAAAGTTAAATAGGAGGAGATATGAAAGGTTATAAAGTATTTAACCCCGACTGGACTTGTAGAGGGTTTCAATATGAGATAGGAAAAAAGTATGAGATGGAAGAAACGCCGGTTATTTGTGAAAAAGGTTTCCATTTTTGCGAAAAAGCAGCTGATTGTTTTGAATATTATGGATTTGATTCTAATAATAAAGTTGCTGAGATAGAAGCTTACGGGGAACTTGATTTTGAAAAAGATGGAGACAAACATTGTACAAATAAAATCAAAATCATTCGTGAGTTGAATTGGCATGAAGTTCTCGATCTTGTCAATACTGGAAAGAATTGCACTGGTCTTTGTAACAGTGGTAGTCGCAACAGTGGTAGTCGCAACAGTGGTGATTGGAACAGTGGTGATTGGAACAGTGGTGATTGCAACAGTGGTAGTCGCAACAGTGGTAGTCGCAACAGTGGTAATCGCAACAGTGGTAATTGGAACAGTGGTGATTGCAACAGTGGTAGTCGCAACAGTGGTAATCGCAACAGTGGTAATCGCAACAGTGGTAGTCGCAACAGTGGTGATTGCAACAGTGGTGATTGCAACAGCGGTAATTGCAACAGTGATAGTCGCAACAGTGGTAATTGCAACAGTGGTAGTCGCAACAGTGGTAATTGCAACAGCGGTGATTGCAACAGTGGTGATTGGAACAGTGGTTCAAATTGTACAGGTTGCTTCAATACAATCTCACAACCTCTCATGTTTTTTGATAAACCATCTGATATTACATTTAATCAGTGGAGAAAATCATATGCTTACTGGTTATTGAACAGAATTGATTTCAGACCCACCGAATGGATTATGATGAGCGACATGACAGATGTTGAAAAAGAAAAACATCCTGAATATGAAACCACAGGTGATTATCTTAGAAATGTAGATAACAGCGAATGTTGCGCGGAATGGTGGGATGGTTTAACAGAGAAAGAAAAGGAAATCATCAAGGGTATTCCAAATTTTGATAGTGAAAAATTTTATCAGATTACAGGGATAAAAGTTGAATAGGAGGATATATGAAAAGAAAGACAATAAGGAAAATCAGATTTTGGGCAGTCGTTGTGTTATTTGCAATAACCTCATTCTTTTTGGGAAAAGCAATATCTCCCACCAAAGCAGAAACGATAACAGTATATAAGTACAAGGACAACTTAACGTATAAAGCCGATAAGCTACCCAAAGTGGAGAAAAATCACTATTATGACCTTCCTCTATCTCATAACCTACAGGATTTTATATATGAAATATGTGCAGACGAGGGTGTACCGGTAACACTTGTATTAGCGATGATTGAGACAGAGAGTGGATTTAATCCTGAGATAATCAAGTACCACCAACGATTACGGATTATTGCAGATAAATAAAGTAAACCATGAGTGGTTAAAAAAGAGCTATAGAACGGCAAATATGCTTAACCCTTATCAGAATGTTTTTTGCGGAATTAAGATAATCGGAACTTTTGTCAAAAAATATAACAATGATTATAACAAAGCGTTGATGGCATATAACATGGGCGATTATGGTGCTAAAAAGGCTTGGCAGAACGGTATTGTTTCTACAAAATACAGCACTAAGATTCTTGATTTAATGAATAAGTACGAGGAGGACTTGAAAAATGACAAATAAAAAACTGGGTAATGATTTTGAGAGTAAACTTTGCGAAATGTTATTCAAAGAGGGATTTTGGGTGCATAACTTTACACAGAATCAGGCAGGGCAACCAGCGGACATCATTGCAGTCAAAAATAAAATACCGTTCCTCATAGACGCTAAAGTCTGCTCAGATAATAAGTTTCCGTTATCAAGGATTGAAGAAAATCAGAGAAGTTCAATGGATTTGTGGCACGACTGCAAGAACGGTACTGGTTGGTTTGCTTTTCTAATTGAAGACGAGGTTTTTATGATGGCATATACCAACATTAAGAGTATTGAAGCCGATCAATTAGGGAAGTCAGCCCTTACTCTCTCTGATTTTGTTGAAAAAGGCTTAACTTTCGATGAGTGGGTGCGGATATGTCAGTAATAAGAGTATCAAATGTTCTCACGGTAGAAAATCCCTCCAAAGAGATAATGAGCTGGTGCAGGAAAAATCTTGTATTTACCAATCCTGAGTATGCTAAAAAGGCAAGAATGGGGTTTTGGTTGAGAGACACACCCAAAACAGTAAGTCTTTATGAGATTAGAGGAGACACCCTTATATTACCTTTTGGTGTATTAAAGTCGCTGCCTAAAGAGATAACCGACGTAAGTACATTTGTGAGTGAGTTCGCATCACCACAAAAGGTTGAGTATAACGCCGAAGTTAACCTTTATGATTATCAGGAAAAAGCTGTAGAGGAAATGTTAAACGCTAAATATGGTATTCTACAAAGCCCGGCGGGATCTGGGAAGACACAAATGGGTATAGCACTTGCAACAAGGCTTGGTAAAAAGACACTTTGGCTCTGCCACACCCTTGATCTTATCAGACAGAGCAAAAAAAGGGCTGAACTGTATATTGACAAGAATCTGTTAGGCACAATAGTTAGTGGCAAAGTAAATATAGGAAGAGGAATTACCTTTGCTACGGTACAGACTATGTCAAAGTTGGATTTACAGGCTTACAAAAATGAATGGGATTGCATTATAACAGATGAAGTACACAGAGTCGCAGGAAGCCCTACAGCCGTCACACAATATATGAAAGTGTTAAATAACTTATCAGCAAGACATAAGTATGGATTATCTGCCACAGTACATAGGTCGGACGGAATGATTGAAGCGACATTTGCATTAGTAGGAGAGGTTGCCTATAAAGTTCCTGATGAAGAAGTGACAGATAAAATAATGCAAGTAGGAATACTGCCAGTTGGTACAGGTATTGAGATAAGTCGTGAGGCATTAAACACCGATGGTACTCTCAATTATACCAAACTTGTTAGTTATCTCACTAAGAATGATGATAGGCAGCAAACAATAGTAGAAGCTCTACTTGAAAACGAAGGACACTCTTGCTTGATACTATCTGATAGGCTTGAGCACTTAGAAGATTTAATCCGTCGATTACCTACAGTAACGCAGATGGACACAGTAATGATAAGTGGGAAAATGACAAGTAAAAAGGGAAAAGCTGAGAGGGAAAAGGCTATCGAGAATATGAGGACTGGTAAGAAAAAATATCTTTTTGCGACCTATTCACTGGCTAAAGAGGGATTAGATATACCGAGACTTGACCGGCTTTTTCTTACCACTCCACAAAAAGATTTTGCCGTAGTCACTCAGAGCATTGGAAGGATTGCAAGGACATTTGAGGGTAAAGAAAACCCGATTGCTTATGACTTTGTAGACAACATCGGTTATCTGATTAAGAGCTATAAGAAAAGATGTTCTATTTACAAGAAAAACAAATGTTACTTTGTGGAGGAAAGTTAGATGCTTAAAGTAAATGAACTGTTTTCAGGAATCGGGGCGTTTAGAAAAGCCTTGATAAACTTAAACATCCCCCACAAAGTTGTAGGAATAAGTGAGATTGATAAACATGCTGTAAAGTCTTACGAGGCAATTTATGGACAAACTAAAAATTACGGAGACATAAGTGAGATAGATACCTTAGATTATGCTGATTTGTGGACTTATGGATTTCCATGTCAGGATATATCAATAGCGGGACTTCGACAGGGGCTTGTGAAAAATGAAATCAGGAGCGGTTTACTTTATGAGGTAAAGAGACTCCTAGTAAATAGTGCATTAGTAGATGAGCTACCCAAATATCTAATAATGGAAAATGTAAAAAATCTTGTCGGAAAAAAGTTCAAAGCTGATTTTGATAAGTGGTTAGATTGGCTTAGTAGGATGGGATACAAAAATTATTATCAAGTGATGAATGCTAAAAATCACGGTATACCTCAGAAGAGAGAGAGAGAGAGTAATTGTTGTAAGTATCTTGGGTAGTAAAGATTTTACTTTTCCCGAAAAACAGGACTTAAATTTACACCTTACTGATTTATTGGAAGAAAAGGTAGAGCGCAAATATTATCTATCACAACAAACCATAAATATGCTGCTAAAAGAAGACACGGGAAAATATCCAAGGCGACAACACTTTTTAGATAACATTACAAAAGATGACAACTTAGCTAATACAATCTTGTGTAGGCAGCGATGTAGTCCTACTGACAATTATGTGAAAACCAACAGGAAAGCACATGTGGGATGTATCGAGTTAAACGCTAAAATGTATTCACTAAGAAAGCTAACACCAAAGGAATGTTGGCGACTTATGGGATTTACAGATAGTGACTTCATTAAGGCGAGTAGGGTTTGTAGTGACACGCAGCTATATAAGCAAGCTGGCAACAGTATTGTTGTAAATGTTTTAGAAAGAATTTTAGAAAGGTTATTATGAGAATTATAACTTATGACTGTGAGGTGTTCGCTTATGACTGGGTAGTGGTGTTCAAAGACAAAGAAACAGGAACTTATACCGCTATTCACAATGATAATGAAGCCTTAAAAATGTCTCTGTCGGATGACGCAATATATGTGGGATTTAATAGTAAGCATTACGATCAATTTATTATCAAAGCAATTGTTGCTGGATTTACCCCGGCTGAGATAAAGCAGGTGAATGACTACATTATTGGAGGTGGTCAAGGTTGGGAATATCCTGCACTCAGAGACATATATTTCAGTTTTCAGAATGTGGATATAAGAGATGATATGCAGGTGGGATTGTCACTTAAAGCAATAGAAGGTCATTTGGGTTTACCTATAAGAGAAAGCAATGTTGATTTTAATATCGGCAGACCTCTTACAAAAGAAGAGCTGGAAGAGACAATTACCTATTGTAAGTGGGATGTAGACACCGCTGAAAAGCTGATAGATCTAAGAAAAGACTACCTAAAAAATAAAATACAGGTAGGAAATATAGCCGGTGTCTCAGAATCTAAAGCATTGAGTATGACTAATGCTAAGTTAACGGCAGCAATCCTCAAGGCTACTAGGAAAGAGCACAACGATGAAAGAGATTACAAGTACCCCGAAAATCTAAAAAGAGAGTATATCCCTAAAGAAATGTTTACTTTCTTTGACAGATTGCAGGATAAGAGCATATCAAGCGATGTGATATTCTCTGAAAAGCTGGAACTTACAATAGGTGAGTGCCCTATAACTATTGGTTATGGTGGAATACACGGAGCAATACCTAACTACTTTTTCGAGAAAACAGGGAAGAGAGTAATAGTCAATAAAGATGTAGGGAGTTATTATCCACATCTTATGACGATTTGTGGCTACACCTCAAGGAATATCCCATCGGTTGATACATTTCAGAGCGTACTTGATAAGAGAATGGCAGCAAAAAAAGCAGGAGACAAGGCAACAGCTAATGCCCTTAAACTTGTAGTAAATACAACTTATGGTGCAATGCTCAATCAGTTTAATGACCTGTACGACCCTTTGATGGGCAGGTCGGTGTGTATAAGCGGTCAACTTTACCTATTGGAGCTTGCTGTACACCTGCACCGTGATATCAAAGAGCTGAAAATAATTCAGCTAAATACAGACGGTATTATGGTTGAGTGTGACAAAAAGTATCTTGATAAAGTTAACGAGATATGCGGGGAGTGGCAGAAAAGGACAGGTTTTAGTTTAGAGGAAGACAAGGTAATCAAAATAGCACAAAAAGATGTGAATAACTACATTGAAGTGCAGGTAGATGGAACTTCAAAAGCTAAAGGCGGTTATCTTGTACGAGGAATATCAACAGTCGGCTCATTCAACATCAACAATAATGCTGTAATTGTGGCAGAAGCGTTAAAAGAAAATTTCGTTAACGGCATCGCTCCCGAAGACACAATAAATGCTTGTGAAGATATCTTCAAATTTCAGATGATAGCAAAGGCAAGTAGTAAATATAAGGAAGCCTATCAGATTGTAGATAAGCAAAAAGTAAGTATACAGAAGACTAACCGAGTGTATGCTACCACAAATAAGAAACTGGGAACACTTTACAAGGTTAAAGAAGATGGAGCAACAGCAAAGATTGAGAGTCTTCCGGAGCATTGCATTATAGATAACGAAAACCAGTTAAGTATAAAAGACATAGATAAGTCTTTTTACATAGAACTAGCTAAAAAACGAATAGATGATTTTTTAGGCATAAAGCTTGAAAAGAAAGTGAGGAAAAAGAATATGGCAACAAAGAAAACAACAGAGGAAACTACTGCAATTGATTTTACAAAATTAAATGTATATCAAAAGCTTATTAAAGCACGAGAGATGTTCCTTAGTTCGGATGTGCAGAAAACAGGTAAAAATATGCATTTGTCCTTCAAGTATTTTGAACTTGACGATATTGTACCGACAGCAACTAGGATATTTAATGAGATAGGATTGATAAGTGTGGTAAATTTCACAGACCATACCGCAGTACTAACTATCATTGACACAGATAAACCGGAAGACAACATTGATTTTGCCAGTCCTTTTAATCAGATTTCACCAATTATATCCAAAGAGGGCAGAGCGGCAACTAATGAAATGCAAGCACTAGGTAGTTCTATCACTTACATGCGTAGATATTTATATATGATGGCACTTGATATCTGCGAAAGCGATGGTATTGAAGCTAATATAGGTAAGGACAATACTCAGGCAACAACAAATAATGTAAAGAAAGCTCCTGCCACACCAGTAGAGAGAGCTGAAATAAAAGATAATCTCACAGCCCCTACTGAAAACGCTAGTGAGTTACAAATAAAAGGCTTGAGAAATGTACTCCAAAAGCTGAGAGAGGCTCATCCTGACAAAAACGAGTTAGTTAACAAGATTTCGGTTGAGACACAGGGGTTTACCATAATCAGTAAAGCGGACTGCGAGAAGCTCATTGAAAAGATAAGTGCTATGTTAGAGGCATAATATGAAGTTTAACATTTACAATTTTGAAAATGAGCCTACTGAAATAGAGCTAAAATGTAGAGCAATATCTAAAATTTATGTGCGTGTTATTACCGGGGATGAAGTTGTTACTGTAATTTTTTCAAATGGAACAACGAAAACATTCGATAGTTCAAATACAAGGATAGTTGATTTTGCAGATGGTGATTATATTTTAAGAGGAGCACAAATCGGAGAGTGGATGGAATATGTACCACCGGAAGATGGGGTAATTTCATATAAACGGATGATTGCTTTCAGATAGGAGGAAGTATGAAAGAATATAAGGTTAAATTAAACATTGATGGGTATGTGAGAATACAATACATAAGTTTAGAAGATGATTTGACAGACAATGAGGTAAAAGAAGCAGTCTCAGATTATATTAAAGATTTATTTGATTGGAGTTATGAGGAGGTAATAAATGAATAACATTAAATGGCTTGACGATAACCGTATACAGATAGCACCGCCAAAGAAGACAAAGAAAATCACAGGTACAAGATTTGCCACAATCTTAGGTCTTAATCCGTGGTCTACTGAATTTGAGATGTGGTGCGCTATCACAAAAACATATGAAGTACCTTTTGAGGACACTGTCTATACTATAGCCGGTAAGACTATAGAGCCAAAACAGGCTGAGTATATGAAACGCTCTTATGGTATGGATTTAATCTCACCCACAGACGAGTACGGTGCGGATTATTTTAACAAAACCTATGGAGACTTCTTTCCTAAAAGTAAACACCTTGGCGGTATGTGGGATTACTTAGGTAAAGATGAAAATGGTAAAGTAGATACCGTTCTTGAAATGAAGACCACCAAAAGAGCGGAAGATTGGGAAAATGATATCCCTGAGTATTACGCTCTACAGGCAGCACTATATGCTTATCTTTTAGGAATTGACAACGTAGTTATGGTTGCTTCTTTCCTAGAAGAAAAAGACTACGATAAACCTGAGAGCTACAAACCTAGTATTAAGAATACTATAACGGTAGATTTCAAGGTGTCCGAAAGATATCCTGATTTTGCGGATAAGGTAGCGCAGGTTGAGAAGTGGTGGAATGATCACGTTAAAACGGGAATATCCCCTGTGTTTGACGAGAAGAGAGACGAGGTTATATTAAAAGCTCTCAGAACTAACTCAGTAGGTACCACCTCTGAGGATATCCAGTCAATGATTGCTGAAGCAGAGAAGCTAAAAGCCGAAGTAGACAAGGCTGAGAAAGCTATCAAAGAAAAAGCAGACAGACTTGATGTCTTAAATAAAGCTATCAAGACAGAGGCGGTAAACAGGTTTAGAGACGGAGATAAGAAAGTAGAGATTAAAGGCGTAAGCTATATATTCTCTGTATCTAAGACCGAACCAAAGGAAAAGCCGGTATATGATGACGAAGCGATGAAGACAGATGGTGTTTATGAAAAATACGTCACTATGCAGGCTGGCGAACCAACTTACAGACTAACTATTACAAATAACAAGGAGGATAAATAATATGGCTAGGATACCACTTACAAGCGGATTTACACTTATACCTGAGGGGGAGCATGTTTTCCGTATTTATGAAGTAAAACACGACGAGGACTTTGGGAAAATAGAAGTTAAAATGGTGAATGCTCAAGGGGCTACTCACACTGAGAGGTTTTCTCTTATGAGGCAGGACGGAGAGTATAACGAGGGTGCGTTAAATGCTTTTTCATATTTTGCTAGAACTGCTTTTAATGATTATGGCAAAGAAGATATTGAGCCTTTAGATTTGGTAGGACATTACATTAAAGGAGTAATCGAACATACCAAACTTCCATCAAATAAAGATCCTAACAAGACAGTTACTTTTGCAAATATAACTGAAAAATATCCTGCTGATGGATTTGAAACGACACCTGTTGAGCGTGCGCTTACTTTAGGAACTGATAATGCTACACATGTCGTAAGCAAAGCTGCTTCCACACCTGCACCTGCTCCAAAAGGACTTGATTTTGATGCTTTATTAGGTAGTTAAGTTGAGGGGAATCGCTCCCCTCTCTACAGGAGGAGTTATTATTTGAGTAAACAACGAATAGGAGGAAATTATGTATAAATTAAAAATTAATAATGGTCGTGTAAATGCACTATTAAAGACCGGGGAAGACTTTGTGCAGAATAATATGTCTATAAACACTGTTGACCACATTATGACTACAGGTAAGCTGATACCATCAGACAGGTCAGATTATCCAATCTGTATTGATGGACAGTGGTACTTTGAGGGAGAAGAAGTAAAAGAACCAAAAGAGGAGAAGTAATATGAGTAAACCTTACTATTCCGATTACATCACGCACATGTTGCGCTACTACGCCAGGCACGACAAGAAATATTCTGATAATGAGATATCAAAACTGAACTGGAGTGCTTGTGATAGTGTTCTTAAAACTTTACCAACAAAAGACAGATCAATCATTATGGAAGTTTACTGGGAAAAAGATACTCTTGTTGATAACATATATCAAGTTAGCAGGCAGAACGGTATTCCTCAGAATAACATTTGGACTTTGGTTAGGAGTGTAGAAGCAAAAATTGCAAAGGTGCGAGGTCTTATATGAGTAATTATGGCAATATTCCGGACGAACTGAAATCCCTAAAACAATGGGTGTGTGTATCTGAGGACAGCAAGCTGCCTATGAAATCTTGGGAAAATGAGCCTGCGTCCTCTACCAATCCCGATACCTGGGCAACTTACGAAGAGGCTTTATATTCCGTCACTCATTCTTTTTATGATTATCTGGGGTTTGTGTTTAATGATAATGGGATAGTTGGAATTGATATCGACAGGGGTTATGACGAGGATGGTTTTATCAATCAGATGACGGCTGACATCATAAGTAAGTGTAAGAGCTACACTGAGTTGTCCAGAAGTGGGAGAGGTTTTCACATACTCGTAAGAGGAACCTTACCTTTTAAGGGCAGGAATAACCTACAGGGAATAGAGATTTACAAGCAGTCCAGGTATTTCATAATGACAGGGAAACAGACTTTGTATTCTACAATAATAGAAAATCAAGAAGCAATAGACTATGTTGTAAGTAAATATTTTCCTGAGACAAGGGAAAAGAAAGAGCAAGTGTGCGACAAGTGTAGAATATACCATCCTATTTGGGAAGAGCCTATTGAGAATGGGCGGATAAAACTTAGACCAACTTATCCCCCTATTCCGAACGGCTGTAGGAATGTAAGTCTTACTTCTTTGGCTGGAAGTATGCACAACATAGGTTATAGTCGGCTACAGATTTACAATGAGTTGGTGTATGTAAATAAAGTGGCTTGCAATCCTCCTCTTCTTGATAGAGAACTACAGACAATATGCAATAGTATTACGAGGTACGAAAAATGAGTGAGTTTTTTCAGACTAGAAACGGGCGAACGATATTAAATGAGGAGCTGTCCGAAAAAATGTACACAATCAAGCAATACCACCCCGAGAAAGCCGATGATACGTCTACCGGTTTTGAATGGTCTGAAATGGGAATGGCAAATCTCTTCGGGCTGCTCTACAGGAAAGAGGCGAGGTTCTGCCCGGAACATAATAGTTGGTACACATACTATAACGGTGCCTGGCGAAAAGATGTGGGAGCTATTCTTGTATCTGAGCGTATAAAAGACTTTGTAAGACTTATGATCCTCTATTGTGGAGAGATAGAAGATGACGAGTTAAGAGAAAAATACGCGTCTTTTATCAATAAAATGGGTGACAGGCGTATGCGTGACAGAATCCTAAAAGACGCTACAGGTGAGTTATATATACCTGCCGAGGAGTTTGACTCCAATCCTTACTTAATAAACTGCCTCAACGGTACTTATAATCTGCGTAACTTCTCATTTAAGGAGCATAGTCCTGATGATTTTATAACAATGCAGACAGGATTTAATCATACAGTGCTGCGCGATGTCAAGTGTGAGAGGTGGGAATCTTTTATATCTGAGATTACCGAGGGAAATAAGGATAAGGCAGACTTCTTGCAGCGAGCACTAGGCTACTCAATGCTAGGTCTCAGTAATGAGGAATGTATGTTTATCTTACACGGTAAAACCACGAGGAATGGTAAGTCCACTATGCTTAATACAATTGAGAACTTGCTAGGAGATTACGCAAAGGTTGCTCCCGTAGGTATGATATGCAAAGGCGACAGGAAAAAAGACGCTGAGGCAGCCTCTCCGACTTTGGCAGGGCTTAAAGGTATAAGATTTGTAAGCATGGCTGAGAGTAATGAGTATGGGAGCTTAGACGAGGAGAAAATAAAACAGCTAACAGGAGGAGAGAGCATATCAGCAAGACATCTACATCAGGCTCCTATCTCATACAAACCTCAGTTTACATTGTGGCTTTCCTGTAATGACTTACCTACAGTAACCGACAAGTCTCTCTTTGCCTCAGAGCGCATCAAGGTATTAGAGTTTAACAGACACTTTAGACCTGAGGAGCAGGACACGCACTTGAAAGATGAATTATGTAAGCCTGGGAATCTAAGCGGTATATTTATGTGGCTTGTTAGGGGATATCAACATTATCGTAAAAAAGGACTGACTATGAGTGAGAGCCTACGCGATGTGGTGTCAAATTATGAGCGTGACAATGATATTGTATTACAGTTCCTGGAAAATCGTTGCGTACAGGCTGAGAACACGACAATTAAAGCAAAAGACTTATACCAGGGATTTAAGATTTGGGCTAAGTCTGAGGGAGCTTATATTATATCAGCTAAGAAGTTTAATGCTGAAATGGAACGTCACCCTGAGTGGTTTGAGAGAAAATCTACTTCCAGTGGATATGTAATCTACTGGGGTGTGAAGTTAAAGGAGATATTATGATAGATAACATAACTGAACTTATAAAGAAGTGGGCTACAGATAGAAATCTTACATCAGGAGACCCAAAGTCTCAGATGGTAAAACTATTAGAAGAGGCGGGAGAGCTTGCAACAGGTGTAAACAAGAATAAACAGGATTTAATAGTAGACAGCATAGGAGATGTGTATGTAGTTCTTGTTATTCTCTGTATGCAGCTAGGGCTTGACATAAACGACTGTATCAAGGTTGCCTATAATGAGATAAAGGATCGAAAAGGTGAGATGGTGAATGGTACTTTTGTGAAAGAGGAAGATTTGGAGGGAACAAATGATCATTAAGGATTTTAAGCAAGGACAAGCTGTATACTCTTTAGAAAAGAATCACAATACAAAGTCTAAATATTGTATCAATGAGTATGTAGTTGTTTCAATAGGACGAAAATATGTAAAAGCTGCACCAAAAAACTCACAGAATTATCCAAAAGAATTTTACCTGAACAACATCACTGATGAATATCTTTACGAAAACAGGGATTGGGGATATAGAGAAATGCTTTTTCTAACAAAGGAAGCGGCTGAGGGTTATATTGAAAAAGAAGCATTACGGTTTTGGCTGAGAAACTTAACACACTATCTTAGAGATGATAAATATTCTTTGGAGCAGTTAAGAGAAGTAAAAAAGATACTGGAGGAAGAATGACAAATAAAATCAAAGAAAAAGCCGATAAAATGCGGTCAATGACGGATAATGAGCTTGTCGCTTATGTAGAAAACAGGGTTCAAAAAGCCCGAAGTGAGGGTTTTAATCAAGGAAAATCACTTAAACAAAAGGATATTGATAATCTCACCAGAAGCGTAGTGGATATGCGCGACTATATAATTGATATCTCTCCGGCAATTAAGTACGACTATTCCGACAATTTAATCTGTCTCATTGACGATATTCACACTCTCACAACAAAACTAAACAGGAGGTAGAGTATGGGAATAGGAGACGGGCGGAGCACATATACTGACAGTACTCTAATGAGGTTAACTAAAGCGGAACTTATAGACATAATCAGAGTATTTGAAAAGAACTGTAAGATTTACCTTAATGACCTCAACCACGCTTACACAATGCTGAAAGAATTGACAGAGATAATAGAATTTAAGGAGGGATGAATGAGAACCCCACATTATAGTGGCAGAGTGGTTGCTGTATTGAAAATTAATGACGAACTCATATTGCTTGATACAAAGAGAAGTCCCGGCGATGACATTATTATTTATCGTTTTGAATACTCAATACAGTGCATAATCGGAGGCGGATACTGTGCTTGTAAATTTGACGATGGTGTTTTGCACGACGCGAATTTATGCACTGTCAAGGATTATATTAAAAAACATTTCCCGGATAGATTCGAAGATATTTTCAGGAAAGAGGAGGAAAAATGAACATATTTACAATTCTAACAATTATTTTTATAGCTTTTAAGGTACTGAAACTAGTAGACTGGCCTTGGTTCCAAGTGTTTATACCACTGATTATTAACGTTGTGCTGCTTGTAATTATAAAAATATGTGAATTAAGAAAGTATAAGGAGGAATAACAATGGAAGAAAAAGACGAAGACGTCCGCATTTCCCCGCGCACGGGAAAACCTGTAGACTCACGTCAGGCACCTAAAACAAGAAAAAAAGCTAAGAAGGTTTTACCAAATGTCACTGGCCAATATGTCAAATTACATAATGCTCTTGTGCCAAATGCTAAACCTGGGGATATGACAAAATACATCAACCTCAACGCAGAACTTTACAACCTGCCTGATATCGACCTGCGTAACACGGATGAAGTCCTTAACAGGCTTAACGAGTATTTTAATATTTATGCTAAGTATGACACTAAACCAACTGTTGCGGGTATGGCTATGGCGTTAGGAATGAGTAGACAGAGGTTACATAGTATTGCTACGGGTAGAGCCACTGGTGGGGATGGATATAAAGACAGCTTGCCCCGAGCCGTCGCGGACGCAATCAAAAAAGCTTACATTTTATTAGAAAATCTGCACGAAAATTATATG